TGTCCACTTGCACCATCAATCAACTTAACTTCTGAATTGGAAGCTGCGTTTGCATATGCTACTTTTAATAATTCACTTGCCATATTTTCTCCTTGTTAATTAAAACCCCATGACTAAGGCTTTTCCTGTTGTTGTTAATTGACCACCATTAGCTGATACTGTTCCATCACTATCTCCATCAATCCAAGTTGTAGAAGTTGATCCATCATTACCAGTAATTAATAATTGTCTTGATCCAGTAGCTGAACCAGCATTTGTTTTTCCTATTATTACATTACCAGAACCACTTGTGATATTTGCTCCAGCTTGTCCGCCTAATAAAGTATTATAATTACCACTATTTACAAGTTCTCCAGCTTTTGAACCTACTACAACATTATAAATACCATTAAGTATTGCTTCTCCAGCTTCAGCACCTAGTAAAGTATTTCTATATCCACTTGTAATTGTAGTTCCAGCATTATAACCCACTGCTGTATTATTATCAGCAATTGTAGTATCGTCTAAAGTACCAATTCCAATACCAACATTATTTTCAGCAGTATTTAAAGTTCCAGTTGTTGCATGTCCAACTAATAAACTATTTGTAAAATCAGTTCCTCCAATTTTTCCTGGTATCAATTCACCAGTTATATTAGGTAAAGTTGATACTGCACTACTTGCTACAGAATGCGGTTGTGCTTTTAGTTGTTGACCATGTGAATTACTTTCACAGTTAAATTGAATAGTACCTGGATTTGTATTACCTCTAATAGTTACATGACCAGTACCTTTTGCTTCTAAATCTAAATCAACATTTGTTTCACCAGTTGATGATAATTTTGGAGCAGCTCCAGTAGCAGCATTTGCAATTGTAAATTCGTTTACTGCTGAACCAGTTGCTGTTAATAAAGCTAATTCATTTCCGTTAGTATCTAAAATAGAAGTACCAATTTTAGGTGATGTTAAAGTTTTATTTGTTAAAGTTTGTGTTCCAGCAAGTGTTGCAACTGTTGAATCAATTGAAATTGTTCCAGTAGATGTAATAGTACCACCATCAATTCCTGTTCCAGTTGCAATAGATGTAACTGTACCTACATTACTTGGAGTTATAACTGTATAAGTAATTGAAGTTGAACCAACTGATCCTGTATTATCTGTCGTACATAAAAATATTTTATTATCATTTACTGATCCTTGATTAACTACAACCATTCCACCAGATAATTCTGCAATACTATCATGTTCAGGATCTCTTGATGCTGCACCAGCACCTGATCCTACTGCAAGATATAAACCATTTTCAGAAGCTGTACTTTGATCTTTTAAAAGAACTCTATCACCAGCAACTAATGTAACACCATCAATAGCATCTCCAGCTTCTAAAGCATTTGATATATTTACATTTGCTGTTGAAGCACACTCTGCAATAATTCTTGTTCTTAATCCTGCAACTGCTTGGTCAACATAAGATTTAGTAGATGCGTCTGAATTAGAAGATGGTTCACCTAATCCTGTAACTGATCCACCAGATATTGAAACATTGTTAGCAGCTTGAGTTGCAATTGAACCAAGTCCTAAAGAAGTTCTAGCAGTAGCTCCATTTTCGGCTACCCAAGTTGATCCATTACCAACTATTAAATTACCATCAGATTTTGCTAAATCACCAATAGCTGTCAAATTAGCATTAGATGCACCTTTGGCATCTATTTGATCTTGAATACTTGAACTTACTCCATCTAAATATCCTATTTCAGTTGATGTAACAGCACTAACAGAAACATCTCCATTACCATCAGATACTAAAGCTCTTGCAGTTGTAAGATTTTCCATTTTAGAAAAGTTTATTGCTGCCGCAGAATTTATATCTGCATTAACTATTGAATCATCTACAATTTTTGCTGAATTTACTGAATTACTTGCAAGTTTAGCAAGAGTTACATTTGAATCTGTAATTTTAGCTGTTGTAATTTGTGCATCAGCAATATGAGCTGTGTCTATTGAAGCATCTACATAGTGTTCTGAATTTATACTATCATCTGCAATCTTAGTTCCATTAACTGCATCTGCATTTATCTTAGCAGTTGTAATTGCGTTATCTGGAATTTTTGCTGTTGTTACTCCATCATCTGCAATTTTAGCTGAAGTTATTGCACTATCTGCAATATTAGTTGTACCAATAATTTCTGTAGGAATAGATGAATTAGTTTTTGATAAAGCACCTACATAAATATTAGTTATAGCTTCACTTGATAATGAACCTGAATCCCATGTTACATTAACAGTTGTGTTTGTTGAAAAAGATGATGAACTTATTGTTCCAAAAATTGTACCAGGAGTTGCTGCAATTAATTTTATTCTTCTACCTGCATGATAAAAAGAAGTTACATTAGCACTAGCAATTGTAAAAGAAGTAGATGATGCGTAAGCTGCTGTGTAAGCACCTGAACCATCTCCATACTCTACCCATTGACTATCATTAAACCATTCTCTAGTATTCTTCATCAATGCTCTAATCGCATTGTTCAAGTTAGAAGGTAGCATTCCTTCTGCTGTACTTATTCCATTTAAATCTGTGTTACTTGATTGGGTTGTTGAATAATCTTTTATACCTGCCATTTTAATCTCCTATAAACCAAGAAAATGCTTTATTATTTTCTTGATTTTTTTCATTTATTAATGCGTTAATAGCTTCTTCAATTTGTCTTTGAAAAAACTCTTGTGTTTCAAAACTGTATCTAACATTATCTATATCAGTTTTATCTGTCATCTCAAGCCTGATCTTGATGCAACTAAATCTATTCCTTGTGCATCCTTCCAAGCACCTCCACTTGGTATTTTAACATTAACTTTAACATATCTTCCAGATTGTCTTACTGGATTAATACCTGTTGAGTTCATGCTTGAAGAAGTTGATTCTGTAGCACTATCAGCAAGTCTATCTCTAGTTTTTAAAGTAACTGTAGCGGTTGCATCTACTATAGGTCTTACACCTATTATAGACGATCTTGTTCCTGGAAACAACTCTAATTCTGTAGTTTCTATTTCTCCAATATTATCTGTACCTGAAAAAATAGCAGCTTTGTAATCACTATCAATAGCACCAAGTAATAATTGTCCACCAGACCAAAAATCAGTATCTAATGATATATTAATATTATCTAAGTTTTCTGAAATAATATCCATAAGTTCTACTGTATAAGCTCCAACAAATTGTGAAAATATTGTACTAGCATTTGTAGTAGCAGTTGACCATTTTTGAGTAGCATAATTATAAATTAAAACTTTATCACAAATACCAGTAGTATTAGATGTATCAGCAGAAGATGGATATAACCAAATTGCTAATTGATTAAAAGGATCTGTTGCTGCAACTATTCTATCAGAAAATGCTTTGTTTAAATCTAAATCAAAAAATCTATTTACTTTCTCTGCACCTATTGCTGTAACTTGATCTCCATTAACTTCAAAGAATCCATCATCAGCATAAAAGAAAACTCTACGATTATCTTGACATACAGTTCTTCCATATACAGCACCTCTATTAGGTGAAATTACTGATAGACGGAATACAGTTGCACCACCCACATAGTCCATTCTAATTATTTGATTTTGCCTAAATATATAACCAATCTCTCCAGATGTTATATGAACAATTTGTCCACCTGATCCTGGTAGGTCTTGCAAGTCTGATTGTTTTGTTCCAGATTCCCAAGTTGTAATATCATTAATTCCAGACCATTGTATTCTATTGGATGCACCAACATGATTACCTGTCACTAAAAAATCTCTTATGACACCTGAACATTTAAATACTGGTACAGTACCTGATGTTCCAATAGTTGAAAGATTTGCAAAAGCAGATGATGTTCCCATTAAATAATATTGAGGTGCATCTACACCATTACTAACAATTACATAATTTCCAAATTGAGTAAAAGTTATGTAATCAGTAGCATCTCCAGTTAAAGGAGTTCCACCTACAAAATTAGTTGTTGTTAGTCTTGCAGTATCAGAAGATACATTAGTTAAATTTTCTCCACCAATAGCAGCTCTTGTTACTGTTACAACTGCATCTGATACAGTTGCTGAAAAATCAGCATGACCATTAATTGTATTTTTTAAATTAGTTGCTGTAGTATTATTATTTGTTTGAACTTGAAATTGATTTGTAGAAGGTGATCCTGTAACTGATGTAAATACAATTGTTGATCCATTATTTTTTTTTAAAGTAATTGTTTTACTAGCACCAATATTTGCATAATCAGAAACTGTAATAGTACAAGTCGCAAAAGAATTACTTAATACTTTTCCACCTGCTCCTCTTTCTGTAAATGCTCCACCAGTTAATTGATAAAGAGTATCTTGTGTTGCTACAAAATTAAATACAGTATTAGAATTATCTCTAAAAGAACCTGCACCTCTTGAATCTTGTGTAATAGTATTTGTAGAATAATTAACTAATGAAGGAAATCTTTTATAAGAATTTAAAGCATAATAAACATTGTTAGCTACATTAGCACCTGGATTATTATGTTCTGGTTGATCTGGTAGCCATTCGCCAAAAGGTATCTGCATTATTTTCCTACTTTTTTAATAGCTTTTTTGTGAGCTTTACTAAAACTCATTCCTTTAATCATTTCTTTAAGCATTATACTCATGTGTTTTTTAGTATGATGAGGAGAGTGTTTTTTTAATAATTTTTTTTCTCTTTTATCTATCATGTTGTTTATCCATTATTGCTTGTAATAATTCTTGATACATCATTAAACGCACCAGAAACAGTTACATCACCTCTTTGTTGTAAAGGTGCATTACCATATTGATCTTCTCTGTCATTTCTCTCAAGTCTTTCAAGAGATGTTACATATTGTTGTTGCCATTGTTGAACTTGTCTTGGTTCAATACCACCTAAAAAATTAGCAGCATGATATAAAGAACCATATAAATAAATTGAAGGGTGATTAGATAAAATATAATTAGAAGTATTTGAATCTGATAAAGCAGTAAATTCTTTATAATAATTTATAACTCCTGTGTAAGAACTTGAAGGGATTGGAGCAAATCTAAAATTATCACCAAGTATTGTAAATGTTTTTGGCATTCCAGTAGTTGAGCTACCTCTAATTTGATCCATTTGAGCAGGTGTAATATATTCTAAAGAATGTTTAGTTCCACCTTCTAAAATATAAAAATCTCTAACTTGTAAA